TGAACATCTCTATATCAAAGTGCCTATAATATTTAAGTAGTATTTTTTACAATATAATTATTATAATATTTGTAAATGTAATTGTGTATTTGTAGTTGTAGTTCCTGATGGACAGGTAATATTAAATCCTGTATTCTGATTAAATTTTCTGGCCGATAATGTTCCAGAAACAACAAATCGTACCGTATAAACTCCATTTGTAATAGATATACGAATTTCAGAAACAAATACAGGAGGAGGCTCAAATTGTGGTTCGACTGTCCCTGTTGTGTTAATTGTTGCGTATTCTGCTTGATAGTATTTGAGTGTTCCAGTGTCTACATAGGCGAGTGTTAGCCAACCAGAGATATCAGGAGCAAGTGTCCAGGTTACAGTTTGTGAGCATGGTGGGGCAGGAGTAAAGTTTGACAAGAGAATTTGCTCTTGCTCAACAGTTGTTGTAAATAGTCCTCCAGTTATAGCATTTACACCCCAATTAGAATAATCTGCTCCAGTATTTCCTGGCCCTTGAATTACACGGGTTGTATTCACTCCCAAACGTTCTGCTTCATTTCTGAGGATTGCGTCCGCAAAAATGACTCGGGCTCTCCGTCTTGCTGTTAGTGTAGAACTATCCATCTCTACTTACACATTCAAACTCACCACATTTCCTGTAGGAGCTTGGCGTCTGCGACGACGACCTCCTGAAGTGCGCTCTGTCGCAATAGATCCTAAATCACCAGAGGCGATACTCTCAATCTCAGCAGCAGCCATCGCAGCAGGATTATTCGCATTCATCGGTGGCATAGAAGGGAAGTTGTTCGTCTGAGTTACCTCAGCTTGACGAATCTCCTCAAAGGTCTTTAGAATGTCGTCAACTCCACTAGGACCACTCATATCACGACGAGCAACCTGCGGGGGAGGAGCTGCTGCCATATGCTGTGGCATTTGGGGCGAATTGAAAAATGCTCCAGGTCCAGAGGCAGTATCCACACTGACACCTTCGGGTTGTCTCGGCGCAGATGGAGGAGGGGCTCCCATTGCCATACCCATAAAGTTGCCAAAACCAGGACTGGCTTGGTTGGCAGCGGCCGCAGCAAACTGCTTGGCAAGCTCAGGGTTCTTCTTAAAGATGTCATCAGCACTCGGCATCTTGCTACGGAAGAAGCTGTTAGTCACGTGGCACATAAATCCACTTCCAGCCAACTGGAAAATCAGACGCGCCTCAGGGGGCATCTTGCTACGATCCTTGTACTTGTCATATAGCTCTTCAAAGATCTCATCATAGTCCTCAATGTTCTCGTGAAGACCCTCAGACCAACCATCCAGCTTCAGGTCAAACGGGTCAAACTTGTTGTTCATCCACTCCATTCCAGTCACCACAGACATCAGCATATTGCGCTGGAATCGAATACTCGTCTCCAGTTGACGTGCATCCACCAGACGATTGTACTCGGCCTTCACCTCCTCAAGAGTATTGTCCATTGTGAACCGCTTGGCAACAGGGAATCCCTTTGCCTCTAGACGCTGGAGCTTGTTGATTAGCTCAGCCTTCTCAGTTGACTCTTTTGCTAGATCACGAGGGGGGCCAGCAGGAGCAAGTTGAATATTCGGCGCAGTTGAGCTCTGTGTATTGGCGTAGGATTGGCTCGGTCCAAAGGTATTCACGGGTTGAAACGACGAGGTTTCTCTCGCCACGCTAATAGTAGGTAGTTCACTCGCATTTAGGCTTATGTCAACTGACTGTAAAGGCTCTAAATGAGATACTTCAACTTCCTGTAGACCAGCATTTAGACTATCAATGTTAAAGGTAGGCCCACTAGACTGCGATACCTGTGGCCCAGAATTGGTGTATTTCTTATTGGCCAGCAAACTCATTCCAAAGTCATCTCCCAAATCACTGACTTCGATCGTATTGCCCAAGTCATTTCCCAGAGTAACTTCGGGGAGAGACGTGGCCATCGTTTCCATATCCGCAATTGTTACAGACATAGGGTCTCTTTCTTCTTCGCAACGATGCTAGTTTAGATGCTTTCTTTACGCACGATACTACATGTAAAGAATGAACCTATGGTTAGTAGATGTATGACTATTTAATTGTAGGCGCAGGACTATCTGGCGCAACGATTGCACATTTGGCTGCACAGGATGGAAAAAATGTCCTTGTGATTGATAAACGAGACCATCTCGGTGGAAATGTTTATGATACACTTGACCCTAAAACTGGAATTAGGATTTCGCTCTATGGGGCACACTTATTTCATACAAATGATGAAGAAGTCTGGAAATTTGTGCAACAGTTTGGCACGTGGAAACGATGGGACCATGCTGTAGTAGCCGATGTTTCAGGAACGTATGTTCCAGTTCCTGTGAATCCAATAACAGTCAATACACTTTGTGGAACAGCTATTTCTACTGAATCTGAAATGAATCAATGGCTTACAACAGAAACAATTCCTTGTGAAACCCCAGTTACATCAAAAGATGTTGCGCTATCTCGTGTTGGCAAACGATTATATGAAACACTTTTTCGTGACTATACCATAAAACAATGGAATAAATCTCCTGAAGAACTTGACCCATCTGTATTGGCTCGTATTCCACTTCGTACTTCCTTTGATAGCCGATATTTTAGTGATAAATTTCAAGGTCTCCCTGTTGAAGGGTATACGCATATTGTAGAACAAATGCTGAATCATTCAACTATAACCGTTCATTTGAATACATCATGGGATACAATTGCTGATTCCGCCAAGTCTTTAGCAAAAACGATTGTATTTACTGGACCGATTGATTTATATTTTCAACACTCAGGTCTAGCTCCTTTAGAGTATCGCTCCATTGAATTTTCGTGGGAGCGTATTCCTTGTCGTGGATACATTCAACCAAACAGTGTGGTGAATTATCCATCGGCTTCTGTACCATTTACTCGTTGTGTTGAATACAAGCACTTTCTTCATCAAGAAAGTGATTGGACAATTCTAGCAAAAGAAAAGACTACTGATAAGGGTGAACCATACTATCCTGTCCCAACTGAGGCTAATCAGAAGTTGTATTCAAAGTATGTAGAGCTTGCTAAACAAGAACAAGGGGTGCATTTTATAGGTCGTTTGGCAAATTACAAATATTTTAATATGGACCAAGCAATCCGAAATGCGATGGACTATTATAGAACACATTTAGCTTGAGGCATCAATACACATACATAGCGCATCAGCCAAATCAGATTTCTTTGTTGCCGATTGGTATTTTGTATTCCACTGCCCCTTATCCTGTGAGGTCTTCAAAAAGGTCTCAGCACGAGCTTCAGAGCCTGCCTTGCGATCCTTATAGCCCTCATCACCAGTGGTTGCCCCTTTGACCTTTTTTCCAGCATGGACAAGTTTCAGTGGGGGTGGGTTAGGCAGCAAATCTCTCAGCGTAGCAAAAAGCAGCATCTGAACCGATTTCATGGTTGGATTTTTGAATGCTGGCTGATTTTCCAGCAAAATGAGCGTACAGGTTTTCCATAATTCAGTCTGAGATTTCACTAATCGCTGAATACTGGAATGGATCTCTATAAGACCAACATCTGGAGCCTTGCTGACTTTTTGTGACTCTAAAGGAAGTGACATCCATTTGCTGAGTTCTTGGCGCACATTTGCCTTTGAAATAGGTGTCTTTGTTCCACGAGCAGAAAGCAATTCTTTACAGAGTGCCAACTTTGGAATCTTTTTCAGTAAATTTCCTGATAAATCACGGAGTGCTGGTTTTTCAGCAGGGCAGTGACGACTACAGACAAGACCATTTGCAGTCTCATAAACCCCTTTTGCCTTACAACTAGGGCATGTCTGTTTTGTTGTTGCCACATTGCTGGATTCTGAAAGAAGATTGTAATTATCCCATCCAAGAATTGTGGTTGTTTGCCCAACTTGTTCAAGACAGCACCACGCAAGGTTCTTAATCCCAATATCAAAGGCCAAGACACGACTTGTCATTTGATATAGTGTAGAAGTGTAGTTTAGACCCCTGTGAATACAGGGGTCGTTGAACAATACCTATTGTTCCAGACCCTCTTACTCTTGGTACAAACGAGCCCAACGACGAGCCGTGTTACGACCATACTCAAAGTGTGTTGTTAGAGCCGTATGTTCAGTGTTATTCGCCAATGTTTCCGTATCAGGTCTAACTGTAAAGGTTCCAAAGAGGGGTGGCGCAGGATCAGTACGCTCAATGCCTACACCGATATCACTTCCTGCGGTAAATTGGCATCCATAGGGAGAGCAGTTTTGATACAGCGCTGCGGGCAGCTCTGTGTTGGCAGTTCCAAGTGCTTGACCTGTATTTTGCATTTGACGATCGCGACTAATGCGCATAATTTCATCAGCATTATGAACAGTCCATTGCTTTGTGGCAAACTGTGCGCCAGGAGGAGCACGAGTCACACATGCTTGGCGATAGTCTGTGACAAGGCGTCCATCTGCCATCATAGCAGCATAGGCCCAATAGCGCGAATCAGGGGCGGGTGTTGTCTTTGTTGCGTTGACCTCACGTGTAGTTTCCTTTTGAACAAACCAAGCAGTAGGTTGCGCATTCAAATTAGGGCTTCCTCGTACACGAAATCCTTTGCTGTCCATTTTGGACTCCTAGTAGGACACTGGATTTCTTCTTGTGAGTCTTTACTGAACGAAGCTGGAATCTACCTCAGTGACTTCGGTCAGTCCAGCTGAGCCTGTCGCCTCCAAAGGAGTCCCCATATCTCCCTCAAGAGCAGAGTTGAGCTCACCATTCGGCTGCTCATCCTCACCACCAAACTGCAGGTGAGCATCAAGGGTATCAGGTTGCGGGGCACCACCTGCATCGTGATTACGAATGAGCTCAATCAGATGGGCTTTGCTGACATTTCGGGTTCCAGTCACACCCTTTTCCTTTGCTACAGCCATCAGTTGCTTGTAGGTCATTGCCTCGTAATTCGGCGAAGACTCACGCTCGCGCTCTACAACAACGGTCTGTGCTGAAGGCTTAGAGGTTCGGGGAGTCTCAACATTCACCTGCTTTGCACCCTCCTCAGAAGCAGGGATATACTCATCGCGCTGTTGCTCAGAAGAGCTCCAGTGGTGAGAAGGACCAGCTGAACCCTCTGGCGCCTCTGTTGCGGAAATTAGAGCTTGCTCCGTTGTAACCTTCAGATCCAAGAGAATATTCTCCATTAGACCAACCTTGCGCTCCAGTTGCGTATTACGGCTATAGAGATAGTAGGCAATCGCAGCAAACACCAGACCTAGAACAACACCAATCACAATCGCATCACTGATCATTTCACTTGCTGTTGGTCAACCGTGTTTTTTGGGGAGTAATTAAGCGCAGGAGCTTCACAACATTCCGTGCTCATGTAGCACTTCCTGTACGCTACTCACACGGCAAATACCTGGCTTCAACACATAACTATATTGAATTCCATCTGGTGTCTCAATCGCTGGACAACACATTGCATCCACGTTTGACGGGAGTTGCTCACACAACCGGAAAATGTGCGTACTAATGATACTCTTCACATGATTATGTTCCCAGAGTTGTTCCAAGAATGCTATGGCACTCGTTTCAGCATCCGGAGGATTCGTACTATGAAAGAGTTCATCAATAAGAACAAGAGAATGCTTTCTAGATTTTCCTATTGCGCGTAAAATATTTGCTGCGTGGCGAACTTCCATTTCAAATAAGGATTCTTTTCCTGAATGGTCGTGGCTCTTGAGACGGGTGAAAATAGACGAAAATGGCGTCCAGAACGCACGGCAATGATATGTCATTCCAAAGGTTTGCCCAAGAAGAACCTGTTGTACAATAGCGCGTAGATTGGATGATTTTCCACCACGATTTGGTCCTGTGAGGAGCGCATGTCCGTTTAACACTAAATCACTGGTTCGTGCCTTAGTTGATGGAATAGCCAAATCATAGCACTCTGCAATGGCAAGTGTGGAATCAGCAGACCAGTCAACAATGTGCCAGTTGCTATCCTCTGCAAGACGAAATAGAATGCCCAATCGTCCTAGAGTTTTCCATAGAAGTTTGAGTCCAAGAGGTTCAGCCTCCATCCACGCGGCGGCCAAGCGAGGTTCATAAGGAAGTTCAGGAACAGTAAGAGGTGTATGAAGGTGAATCCCTAGTCGTCGCACTTGGTCAGAAAGGTCTAATGTAACAGCATGAAGCTTAAGTAATGCCTCACCACGCTCCACGATTGTTGCGTCAAGTGCTTTGGTGTGATATGCAGTAAGTATAGGTTGAATCATTCCTTGTCCTAGACTAACCACAGTCCATGCGGCTTGACCTGCTTGTTTAAGAGTAAATGGCTCACCAGGTTTCAAGCCGAACATCATGTGTTTCATCATCGTCACATACATGTCCCAGGGCATAGCCTGGTCAAACATTGTTTTTAAAATCACATAAGGCATACAAAACAACAAAATAGGTGTTAGTAATCCTAGAACTGGAAACACATAGAGTTTAAGAAATACAAGGATGGTAACGAGATACGGAATGAAATTTAATGGTTTCGTATATTCACCTGAAAAAAAGACCTGTCCTTCTGCTGCTTTTGAGGTTGTACTAGACTTGAAGGACCGAATAAGTTTCTCAGCGTATGCGCAGCTCTTTAGCGAATGTATTCCCTCATCGACTAGCTTAGGATACTCTTTCAATGTAAGAATATCATGTTGTCTTTGCTGTAAGATAGACACAGATGCACTGAATTTTGTTCTTAGCTGATCTTCTGCTTCTTCATTAGCACAGAGTAAGGGAAACTGAAATTTGGGAATATGACTTAGAAGTTCTGAATCTTCTATTACGTGGGAATCGATCATCTAGCGGTAGACTGGCAATCTACGGGGGATTAAAAGACGCAACACGTAGACTAGTAGAGTGGAATGACAACAATTGAAGAGCGAGTCTTCCACATGTATACTCAACGGGAGGTTGCGCGCGGGTCTGTTTCAGATGAGTTTTTGCGGAAAATGAATCAGGTTCGTGAAAAATGCCAAGCCGCTGAAAAGCAGGAAAAGGAAGGTGGATATGGACTTACTTGGCGTCGTGGTCCTTCAGGACTATCTGGGCGGGGTCAACCCAATCGGTTTCGTGGTCATCAAACTCCTCGTCCATCAGGACCAACAGAACGTGCTGAACGACCCCATGTTGCGCGTTATGTCAGTCAGTTTCAAACTACAGACTCTGGAATGGAAGATAAAATCCTAAATCAGGTAATTTTGAACAAACTGAATAAATTCAGCGCTGCCAATTATGAAGATATCAAATCATTTCTTCAGCAAATTTTGGACAGTAATGAGACTGAATTTCTCCAAAGCTTTATGATTCTGGTCTTCAAAAAGGCAGCTGCCGAAGAGGTATTTTGTCCTCTGTACGCAAAAATGCTTGCTGAACTCTCTATTTCCTACAAAACTCTTCGCGATGAACTAGAAAGTATTTATACCAAATATCTGACCATTTTTGAGGAAGTTTCTGAAGAACAATGTAAAGATTATGAAATGTTTGTACAACGAAATCGTGAAAAGCAGCACCGCCTCGGCTATAGTCAGTTTCTCGCCGAACTAACCCGTCTTGGTGTTCTAGAAGCCAAGCAACTTGAAGCGCTATATACAACAATTATGACTCAACTTGCGATTCACTCAAAAGGTGGTGAAGTAAAGCAAAAGCTATGTGATGAATACATTGAATGTCTTCTCCGAATGACAAAGGCATTCAAGTCTACTCACTCTCCGAAGGTTACTCAGCTGCGTATGAATCTACGAACCATCTGTGAAGATCAAATGGCCAAGCTATATGCCAACAGAAGCTCAGAATATCCCGGTATTTCCAAAATGGCTGCCTTTGCTCTTCTAGATTGTCTTGATATCTTCCGAGCCTAGATGCGTTAATTTTGTTGGTTCAAGGTAGAAATGGCCAATCGTCGTAACCGTCGCAACACTCGCAAGGGTTCCCGCAAGAACCGCCGCAACACTCGTCGTGGTGGCGGTCTCTTCCGCACTCTCTACAGCCCGGTCAGCCATCTGCTCAAGGCTACGGGCAACTCAGTCTCTGCCGTGACCAACACGACTCGCAACGTTGCTCGTCGTGGTCTGCGTGGCGTCAACCGCATCGGTTCTTCCGTCACGGGCCACGCCAACGCTGCTGTGCGCAACCTGGTAAGCCGCAAGCGTCGTGGCAGCCGCCGCAACTAAGCATATAGTTGCTAGTTAAACCATACTCTTCTTTTCTGTGTTGCTAGAACACCTCAGAAAAAAATTGGGTCGCCACTCAAACCAAAACACCTTAAAGATGCCGCGTGATACTACCTCTAGTATGACCAAGCGTGACAAGAAGCGGGGCTTTGTCCCTCGTAAGAAGAAGTCTGGAGGTGGAAATCGCCCTGATGATGATAGTATTGACAGCAAGGGAAATATTCGTGGTCTGATTGACTATGACTATGATTCCTCAGAAGATGAGACCTTTATCCCTGATACGGAGCCGTCTTCCTCTAGCAAGTCAAGCCCTATCGCTCGTCGCACACGCAATTCGGTTGTGCGCAAGAAGAAGCCCTCTCGCCGTGAAGAGACAGAGTCAGAAGACTCAGAAGAAGATGACACCTCTATTCAAGCTCAACGCAAACTTCTTCTCAATCGTCTGAAACGTGTGGAAGCTGAAGAAGACGACAAGGAGTTTCGTCGTCTCCAGACGACTCACATCAAGTCTCGTCTGAAGAAGCTAGATGAGCAAGAAGAAGATGAAGAACTGGACCGTCTAGAGCGTGAGTATGAGCGCAAACAGCGCAAGAAGAAACACACACGCCGTGAAGAGACGGAATCAGAAGAAGATGAAGAAGACGAGGATGATGAGGAAGACGATGAGGATGAGGATGAGGATGAAGGCTCAGACGACGATGAGTCTGAAGAGTCTGAGGAGTCTGATGGTCCTCCTGGTTTTGTCCTAAGCTTTGGTGGCTTTGATGAGGCTGCTGAGCGTATGATTCCTAAGCGCCACAATATGAAAAAGGAGTCTGCTGAAGTGAAAAAGTTCGTCAAGCTTGTTACGAAACCCTCTGAGGAAGATACGATCGACGCCCAGATTGACCAGTTCAAAGCACTTCCTGAGGATAAGCGTAAGAAGCTCCTAGATGTCCTTGAGTCTCGCAATAAGAAACCTGGTACGACGGATTCCCAGCAGAGTCTAATGTTCAAGATTCTCACAATGAATCTGCCAACAGAGGTTCAGGGTATGGTGCTGAGCAAGTACAACTCTCTCCAGACTCAGGATCCTGGTAGCTCAGAATACTTCAAGCACCGCAACTGGCTAGAGAAACTGACGAGTCTGCCTCTAGGAATCTACAAGGAGCTTCCTGTCAAGCTGACAGATGGCTCAGAGACTTGTGGCGCCTTCATGGAACGTGCGCGCCGTTGCCTAGACGAGGCAATCTATGGTCAGGATGAAGCTAAGCTTCAGGTTCTCCAGTTTATCGGTGCAAAGATTGCCAATCCTCAAGGTCGTGGTCTATCTCTGCTTCTCTCTGGCCCTCCTGGTATTGGTAAGACGAGTCTCATCAAGAATGGTATTGCAAAGGCGCTAGACTGGCCCTTCCAGTTCATCTCACTCGGTGGCGATAGCGATGCAAGTACCTACACGGGTCACCAGCTTGTCTACGAAGGCAGCCATTGCGGTAAGATTGTCAACTCTCTTGCTACTGCCAAGAGCATGTCTATGGTTCTAATGTTTGATGAGCTAGACAAGATCAGCACAACTCCTAAAGGTGAAGAGGTTCAGAACCTACTGGTGCATCTGACTGATCCTGTACAAAATGGCGAGTTTGAGGATAAGTACCTCGCAGGAGTACCTATTGATCTGAGCCGTGTAATGTTTACCTTCTCTGCCAATGACCTGAACAAGATTGACCGTGTACTGATGGATCGTATGATTGTCATCAACCTACAGGGCTATAGCTCAAAGGAGAAGGTTGCCATCGCAGAGAACTATCTACTTCCTGCTGCGCTGAAGGAAGTTGGTCTCTCCGAAAAGGTTGGTGTTGGCAAGGAAGTCATTGAACACATTCTGAAGGAGTATGCGACGGAAGAATCTGGTGTGCGTGAGCTCAAGCGCTGTATGGAACAGATTGCCCAAAAGGTGAATATGCTTCGCATGTTCAACTCAAAGGAGCTGCCGTTCTACATTAAGGACTTCACTCTGCCCTTTGTAGTCAAGAAGGAACATGTTGACCTGTTCCTGAAGCGCAAGACGCCGAGTATGGATGTCTCAGCTCAACGGATGTACTCATAGGTCTACCAATAGGTACAATTCTCTTGAACTGTAGGAATGGGTGTATTCCATAGCGTTGTAAAGCCTAGCGAAGTTAGGGTCTCCAACACTTGTTTTTCATAGAGTTCGGCAAATCGTGTCAGATTCCGCGTGAGCACAAACAAGGTAAATTTATACGGATCAGAGACAATGCTATATTCGTAAAGACTTCCATTGTAGGTCGCAGGACCTAGTTCATAGACCCAATAGGGGGCAGGGAGAAGAGTCGTTTGAAGATGAACTTGAAGTTGTCCTGGTTTAGAGGGATCAGGAGTATCTGCCCATCCAAGAATACGACGAATAGGACCATCTGTGGATTCCTGACGCTCACGATTGAGCACAGAAATCGTCTTATTGGGATATAGTCCGTAATCAGCGGTCACACAATAGGATGAGTTTTCAAAGGTGGCTTGAACAAAAAAGTCAGAATAGGCTTGGTACCAGCGACCAAGATACTGCGTAGTGTTGAGTTCAACTACAGGTTGGGCAATTCCACATGTCACAACCAGAAGGGAGAGCAAACGATTCAGCATTCTATTTAGCTAGGATATGGTTCTATAAATGGTTTACTTACGACCCTTATGCGCACTGCGAGTTGCCTTACGATTCTTACGATTCTTACGTGTCTTACGGCCCTTACGACCACCTTGTTGCTTTGTGATTGTATTTTCCATTGTATTCAAGATTTCTGATAGATCATTGAGACCCTTTTTCAAATTTGCTGCTGACGGCGATGTTGCACCTGGATCAGAAGCAACAGAATTTACATTTACATTTGTATTATTTACAACAGACACAGCATTATTGTTATTTACTGCTTCAGGAAGTTCCCACGCTGTCTCACCAGAATTGTGTTCATACCACTCAGCCTTTGTATTTGCATTATTATTCTTATGTGTTACCTTGCGCCATCCTTTGGGATACCATGAGTTTGAGGTATAATTCAGAGGGAGATTGCTATTGTTTTGGCCAGGAGGAAACCAGCTACGATTTTGGGTCTCCTCATTCTCATACCACACGACTTTAGGATTCTTCTTGAGCTGAACCTTGCGCCATCCCTCAGGCAGTGAATTATTTTTCAGATATTTCTGAGGGTGTTCAGAATTTGCCTCAGGAAGATTGTGGGCATTGTTATTCTTTGGTTTCACCTGAACATTATTTCCCTTTGGCAAAGAGCCTTCATTACCGCCCAACTTACGAACTGTTGTCGCTGTCTCAACAAAATTGTTTGCCATCCTATTTGAATGGCGCATATTTTTGCTGTTGCTGTAGTTGTGGTTGGGGCTGTGGCTGGACCTTTATCTGAGATTGTTCAGGAGCATCTAGCCACATGGAGTCCTGCTTCGCGCGCTCTGAACGCATCTGTGCCAATTTATCATTGAGTTCTTTTGCTGCGGGAGTATCAACAGGTCGGGTATACGGAGTAGCACTACCAAAACGACGAAGAGCACACGCTGACATCTCTATTTTGGAGAAAAAGACTCTACGGAAAACATAAGCGTAGTGACAGCTAGTTTTAATTGATGAAGATTTGTTCCTGAATTAGACACACGATATCCAAAGGGAAATTCATCAAGACTATGTTCCGTTAAAGAATCTTTTACAGGACTCTCGGATTGCCCATCACGTTGAATTCGGACAGTATAAATTTCTCCAAACGGCAAAGGGAGTTCTTCCTTGAGTGTCTCCAATTCAATAGGTAAACGCCAGTCAGAAATGACAATCAAGGCATCTTCAGAAAGCGTCTTAATTCGCTGAGCAACAAGACGAGCAAAATATCCAGGATCATTTTGTTCAGCACGAATTTCTTGACCTCGCTTAATCAGCACATCACGAACTCGCATCCCACAGGGGAGCTCTTGTTGTTTTCCCTCTTGTGTCTGTGTCCATTCAAATGGAAACTTATATTCCTTTGCGACAATAACTTTTAATTCATCGGCAAACGCAAACTGAATTGCTCCATATCGTTCTGTGAGAAGTTGAGCGACCGTTGATTTTCCTGACTGACTGTATCCTGAAAGTAAGACAATCTTCATCCTACTAGAATTTGTTGCCTTGCTTTAGAATGGAAGACGCAGGACTTGTCTATATCCAAAAATGGGTCCATAAGATGGCGATTGTATTTCTCGTCGTGGGTGCGTTGAACTGGGGAATTCTAGGATTGAACCGCGTAAATGTCGTGGAACGCCTCATTGGAAAGGGACTTGCGCGAGTAATCTACGTTCTTGTAGGTCTTTCTGCGCTCTTGGTCGCATTCAATCGTGATACCTATTTACCCTTTTTGGGAGAGTCTGTTTTCCCTTGTAGTATTCTACAAGATCAGATTCCCGCAGGTGCTACCCGAACTGTCCAGGTGCGCGTAGAGCCAAATGCAAAGGTAATCTACTGGGCTTCTGAACCTACAGCAAATGACTCTGTGATACAACCATACAATGTGGCGTATGGAAAATACTTAAATGCTGGTGTTACAACAGCAGATCATAATGGATTTGCGATTCTAAAGGTGCGTGAACCACAAGCCTATCGTGTGCCGTGGAAGGGAATGCTAAAGCCACACGTCCATTTCCGTACCTGTGGCCCTACTGGATTTATCGGTCGTATCCGCACTGTATTTTTACACGATGGACACGTTGAGGGATTTATGGTTTAACGAAACATCATAATATACGTGCTCGGACCAAATCGAGGCTTCTCAATGGAATGTGCGGTCTCATCGTCATACAGATGCCAGACTTTCCATACAGGGTTATAGGTCTGTGCAGGATAATGACCACCCATATGATGTCCGTGATGGTCTACCGTTGAGAACAGCTTGTAGGAATGCGTCTTGGACTGTTCGTGCGACTCAGGAGCAAATGAACTTCCAAGCGTAAGAGCATGTCCATCATAATTCAGGGGGCGGTTATCACGAGTTCCCATAGGCGTAAATCGCTTTAGCGTTACAATAAGAATCTTCGGGAGTCGCCAGATGGTTACACGGCGAATTGCCGTCGGCTTCTCTTTACACGCATCGCAATGATACCCCTCAATCTCTTCATCGCGGAACTCGTGTTCAATCATTTCCTCAAGCGTCATAGGAGAACCATCTTCCTTTTGGGCGAGGGAAACTTTTAGGGTATTAAAGGTTTCCCAGCGCGTGTGGACTGCTGCACATCCCTTGCATTCATACTGAATCCGATACATTCCAAAGACAAGGTCTGTTAGAGGGCTATATTGCTTCTCAAAGGCAGCCTTCCATCCCTTAACCGCTTGTAGAGTCATTGGAGCTAGAGAGGCTTCATTACGCACAGCGATATTGACCTCCTTTTGTGTTCCCATATACATCTGGTCCAGAAGCCAAACAAGGAACTCGTGAGCATCCTGTGGAGTACGACGCATAAAGTCATCATAGATAGTTCCACGCACCGAATCACTGAGTTTGCTATAGAAGTCTAGTGGACGTACGTATCCAGGACCAGTCCCACCCCAAATACTCTTAAGAAGATCCTGATAGGCGAGTGTCATTACAGAGCACGACTTTTTAGGATCAGTAATATGCTCCTGAACACGGTTCTGTGTACAGTAGAGTGTCCATTCAGGGCAATGACGAAGGGCCTGAATGGTTGCATTCATGTAGCATGTGTTGCCCAGATTGGCAAGACCCAGAATACCGCGCATACGCTTATCCTCTGACATTTCCTGGCGTGTGAAAAAATTGGCGTGGAGTCCGTATCAATTTTTTAGCATACGAATGGCAGAGACAGCACAGTGTTCAGTGTGTATTGAAGACTTTACCAAGCAGCCTAGTCGCAAACAAGCAAAATGTCCTTATTGCGACATTGCTGTTTGCGTGCGGTGTACTCAGACGTACCTTGAAGGAACTCACGAAGACCCTCATTGTATGGGATGTCGTCGTGGATGGACACGAGAAGTACTTGATTCTCTCTGTCTAACGACCTGGATTAATGGTGACTACAAAAAGCATCGTGAAAATGTTCTCTTTG